GTGGAAACCACCCCTAGATGACATCAGATATGAATTCAGCATCTATCGTCTCATGACATACCCTAGTCACCTACGCCGAATTTAACCCAAACTTCACAATACCATAGAAATGGGATGTCTCTCGCAAATACATCCGTCGATACATTTCATAGCCTGCTAAGTTCTTCGCCACTGCCTTATCGTGATCTGCACTAATAGAGATACCGAGTCTTAAACAGTGTTCAATGAAAGCGTCAACATCAATCAATTTCCTCATTGCTATAGGATAGGTCCTAATATAACTAGCAATCACCTGTTCAGGAAGAGAGTCTTCATCATATTTTCGCCTGTGTTCCGGAAATAGCAATCTAGACAGAAGGATATGAGGATGCCTCCATCTACCATCGAAACGCCATTCGCTGGATAGGAATTCAGGATCATCATTTCTAACACTACCAAAAGCAGTCTTATCAGCGTTGACCTTAATTCCAAAGTTCTTACTAATGTAGGTTGCGATCTTAGTGTGATCCAGTGCTACTTTAGTAAATAACAAGTTATCGTCACCCATTATCATCATATTTCCATCAACACCTATTGATCTCAGATAAGTCCTTACCATGAGTAAATTTACTACAGTATCAATTAACTGTGTAAACATCGATCCACTAGGGACACCTCGGTTACTCCTTACATTATGATCTACAGATATGATCTCTTTATGGATGAAATCGTGGACAATAACTTTCCAGAGTTCCTCATCCATGGTACGAAAGCAGCATTTCAGTATTGAAAAAGCATCCTCGATTAACCAACTGGAAATTGATCGATCGTATCCGCTATAATCAAGTGAAATCCAATAGTTTGCCCTTTCCTTCATAGCTGTAAGATATCGGCTGATCGCAACATCATCCTTTCCTCCAGCATAGAATGATTGGCTGGCGATCCAATCTTGAATGGGTCTACTGAATTTCAATTCTGAAATGATAACAGTAAAAGCCACCATCAAAACTAACCTAGTTTTGTGTTTAGCTGTGCCTGTTTGTCCACCTTCAGAATCATACTCACCACTGGCTTGTGTCCTCAAACCAGGAACAAGTGGAATTCCAAAAGTACCATTAGACTTAGCTCTCATCTCGCCTTCTCTCATCATACCAAAGGCTTTACCCTTATATTCACCCTTATACCTTAGTCCCGTTTCCACGAAACACCAGCCACTATGGGTGTCAGTTCTGGGTACCGCATTCCAAATGTCTTGTTCACATTCGAATTGCAACTGATCGAGTTTAGCCCTACTAAAGTATTGCTTCAACTCTTCTAGTGTGCGTTGATAGTTCTGGTTCCATCTGAATGAAGTATAATCGACATCGCCGAAATCTTCAATCTGTTGAACGTAATCTTCCGCATTCTTTATAGAACGACAGAAGGGCAAACCATCAACTGCTCTGAGATTGTTTAGATAATTAAGTTGTCTCGCAAAATCAACCTTATCCAAACTAAATTCTCTGAGCAATGCCTTAACCTTCGCATCAAATACGACGCGAGTGCTTGATACACCTAGCTGCTTACGAATTCCAGCGAGCCGCGATTGTTTTGACCCCAAGCTCGGGCGATTTACAGCTAGTTGCTTGTTTGCTGCTCTCATTCAGCAGCCTCCTTTCATTGGTGTCTAACTGTAATCAAACAGTTAAGGGTTTGCATCCGTCAGAATTAGAAAGAATAACTCCGACTAAACCATCCTAATGAAATATGGAAATCGACACTCCAATTATCA